GTCAATACCCATCTTGCGGCTGAAGGCGTAGACCTCATCGGTAAAGTGGCCGCCAGAGTCCATACACACCTGCGCAATATTCATCATTACGCCATCCTGCCGCTTATAGGCTTGCCGCAGTTTCTCCGCTATTACTTTCCAGATTTCAGGGCGAGAAAGGTCTCCATATAACCGGTAATAGTCGATGGACCAGCTCTCTTCACCCGCGCCCCAGCCCACCACTTCAAACTCAATCCGATCGTCCTGCACATCCACACCGCAGGTCAGCACCTCCACTGGCCAGGGCACTTCGGCCTGATAGTGTTCCCGGCGCTGGTACAACAGTTCATGATCGACAGTTTCACCTTGTTCCTGCCATGTTTGCCCGAGTACGGTATTAGTCCAATCTTTGAGAAGAACTGGATCGCCTTTGGCCGCCAGAAAGTCTGTGACTGCATCCGCCCAGCTGTACCAGCCATTCGGGCTGTATAAAGAACTCAGATGAAAGCCTGCTGTTTTGCCATCAGCCTCTTCGTTGAGGGCTACCCATTTGCCACCTTCTAACAGTCTGGGCTTGTCGTGCTCCCTCATTTGATGCTGGCAAGCCACACACTCGAACGATGCGGTTTGTGGATCATTATCTTCGAATTTGATTTGATTCCATTCGATGGACTGGAAGTGCCCACACTGGGTACACGGCACTTGATACTGCTGTTGATTCGATTGTTCATACGCCGTTTCAATCTTGCTGCTGCCAGCAATATTGGGCGTAGATACCATCAAGATTTTACGGTTGCGGGAAAACGTAGCCGTCCGCTTGATGGCGAGATTGATAGGGCTACCTTCCCCATCTACATCATCATCGTAAGCATCTACCTCATCAAGAAAGAGAAAGCGAGCAGGCATCGAGCGAAGGCCTGTAGCCGAGTTGGCTCCCGCGATAATCAACACACCATTGGGAAATTCTTTCACCAGTTGAGTATTGCCGGAATCTCTTGAGCGGGAATCCTTTACGCGCTCCTTGAGAATCGGCATCTCCTCAATCATCGGCGCGATCCGCTGCTTGGACGTTCGCTTGGCCATATCCAGCGTTGGCAGCACATACATCATCGGGCCGGGCGTATGATGGATGACGTAGCCCAGCCAGTTATTGCCGCACTCGGTTCCACCAACTTGAGCACCTTTCATAAACACAACTCGTTCCACCGGTGAGGTAGGCGACAGGCAATCCATAATGGCTTTGAGGTAAGGGGTACGCGTGGTGCGCCAGCGACCTGCTTCCTTGGCGGATTTCATAGGCAGAATGCGATGCTCGTCAGCCCATTCGGAAACCGTCATGCGAGTATCTGGTTTCAGACCATGCCTAAAGCCGGTGAAGTAAGGGCTGTTCATAACCAGTTATTCACTCAGTTTCTCCAGCACAGTTTCCAGCTCCTCTATAAGGATTGCTCGAATTTTTGCGGGGTCAGTTTCCGCAGCCAGCACATCGGCCATACGATCAGGAATAGCGAGCATGCCGTCCCGCACCATGCGGGCTAACTGGAATGCCTCATCCCGCACCTTCCGGGCATCCACCAGCTTGCCTTCCCGCTCTTCGTAATCCAGTCGCGCCATTTTCGCCCGATAGGCTTCGCGCATAGTGCGGGCCGTGGCGTAATCCACGGCTTTGGTATTGCCTGTGACGACTGGTGGCTCTGCTGTACGACCAGTGTCCTGCGTTTTCTCCTGCTGTTGCTTCCGTAGAACAGTGGAAGGCTCGGCCAGTTGCGCGATGGCCTTTTTTGCGGCCACCGGGTCGATTTTCCCCCGCTTGAGCTTAATCCGCCCCTGTTTCACCAGCTTGGCCACATACTGCTTGGACCAGCCATTCCGGCGGGCAAATTCGGCCTGTGAGATGCGTTCGCCAGGCATACAGGGCCTATCCGCGCGTTTTGTTTAAGTGGTTGGTATTTATTGAGAAATAACTTGATGGATCGCCATTTCAGAGCATGAATGTAAGTGAAAGAGCAAAAAATAACCACGGAGAACACCATGCCAACACCCAGGCAAAAGAACAGACTTCAAGACGCCCTGATGACCAAACGTGCCCGCATTGATGAACTGCTGGCTCTGGTTCAAACGCAGGCGGACAGCCACTTCAACTGCGGCCCTGAACATTGTCACTGGGGCCACGCCGGTGATTTGGATCACCTGATCGCCTGCCTTGAAAACGCCCTTGGCATTGAGCGCCAATAAATGAAAGCAAAGGAGATGCAATCATGAAAAAATCCACTCAAACCCTTACCCCAAGCCAGTCCAGTGTTCTTAAGCTGGGTTACGACAAAGGCACCTTTACCGCGCAGGATTTGCCCCTCAAAGGTGGTGCCTGCAAGAAGGTGATCGACAGCCTGCTCAACAAGGAATTCATCAAACCCGTCAACCGCAACGGCCGCTGGTTCGATTACGCCTTAACGCCTGCCGGACGACAGGCCATTGGTGTTGAGTCTCCTGATACACAAGACAAACCATCCAAGCCGAACAAACCCAAAGCGCGCCCCGGCAGCAAACTGGATCAGGTGATCACAATGCTGATGCGATCCGAAGGTGCCACCATCGCCCAGATGATGGAGCAGACCGGCTGGCAGCAACACACGGTGCGGGGCACGCTGGCCGGAGCCTTAAAAAAACGACTGGGGCTGACAGTCGAATCCGAGAAAACAAACGGCGAAGATCGTGTCTATCGCATCACCGGCGGCATGGAGGCAGCGGATGCCTAACAGTCACAACTCGAGAGCCGCAAACCCTGCGGCTCTGCTTATCCTGCCTTTGAGCAACGGTCATTTTATGGTGACTCGCGTAAGCCGAGCCGATAATCGAACCCTACCCACTCTCAATAAATGGTATCCCCGCTTCTTTGAAGCGCTGGCCCTGATGCAAAAGGGCAGTGTTGAGTACATCTCTGGGCGGGGCGTGATGGCCCTGCACCGCGATATGGGTGAATACTGGCAGGAGCACCAGCCGCGCTTTTTTCGGTCTGTGAGCACTCTGATTAGATATGCGGAGGAAAATAAAATTTCCCGCCTGTTCTGGCACTCCCTGACAACGGAAAATGCCGACGATGGTCAACCGGATAGTCAACCTGCGGAGTCAACCCGGAACGTAACCATTTCGAAGGGCTGGAAAGAACTCTGGTTGACTCGCTAACCCGCTGTAATCACGGGGTTTTCCGGGAAATCGTCAACCTGAGAGTCAACCCCGATTTTCACTCTGTCGCTAGCGAAATTCGGCGGCTCCGCTACCCCGCAATGCAGCGGTTTGTGCAGGGTCCCCGAGGTTAAGTTAATGCCTGAAGGCTGTTGATGCCTTCCCGAGCTAAACAGACGCGGATCACGTTAAAGAGATTGCGTGAGCGAGCGTTGCCCTTATCGCTCACCATGCGCCGCAGTGATGGAACGTGCACTTTCAAATCGCTGGCCACTTCTTCGAATGAGCCAGTGGCATTCAAGTAGTCACGCAGCAGGGCATTTCCGGCCGAAACATCACCCTGAACGAGATAGTTTTCGACGGCTTCACGCAGGAGCTCAACACGAAACTCATGATCTTTTGCAAGCTCCACAACGGTTTCTTTGAACTCTCTGGTTAGTGGCATAACTATTTACCTTCTTTCTGTATTTTGCTTTCTTGCCTGGTAATCAGCCCAATAGGCTTGGGCATTCTGAATATCCACTTGCTGTGTCGATTTGTCCCCTCCACAGAGTAGGATGATGATTCTTGATCCCTCAACTTTGTAGTAAATGCGATACCCTGGACCGTAATTGATCCGATATTCCGATAACCCTTCACCTATAGGCTTGGAGTCACCAAAGTTTCCCCCTTCCATCTTACGTACAGCACCAACCAGTTTGGCTGCTGCCCGTTTATCCCGAAGAGACTTTATCCAGTCTGAATAGGGCCTGTGTCCATCCTCAGTCTCATATTCATGTGCTTCTCGATGGGTAGTACTTCGCACGTCCTCTCCCTATATGATAACGTATATGGTATTAAGTTCAATTTTTATTGCTGATGATAGTGTGGCTCACTTTGAGCTACAGCAGAGCAGCATTGCGAACTCAAGCCTCACAACATAGCTGACCATCAGAGGCTTATGGGAAAATGTCAGGGTTTGAAGTATCCACCAGCTCATAGATAGTGCTGAGAAAAACAATTCACAATTTCTGTGGATAAGTCTGTGAAAAGAGAGAACTCCCAAGCGGTAGAGGGAAGTCAATAGTGAGAAGTTCATCACAGGTGTTTTTCTAACAAATAGCTAACGACGAATCGTGGAAACAACCTTCTCCACCCCACGGCTGGCAATGTATCCACCAATCCCCAGTTGCACGATACCCAGCAGTTTCAGTTCCAGCGCCTCGCTGAGATCCGGTGAGGCCCAGCCCATCCAACGGCACACCACCAGCGCTGTGAACACCAGCATCACAAGGGGGCGCCAGCTTCGTTGCAGCCAGCCTTCTCCCTGTGCTTCCGCTTTGATGACGCCTGCCTGTTGCGCCAGTTCATCCAGCTCACCGTTAATGGCCATTTCCGTGAGGGCGGTTTTGGCTTTGCTGGCCTGATCGGCATCGGGGAACACTTTGTCGATGATTTTGCCGACGACCGGAACAGCCGCCACCCAGCTCATTCTTCGCCCTCAGCGACAAAACCTTCCTGAGCCAACCATGCGCAAACGTCAAAGGACGGGCACGCTTTCTCCTGATCCAAATGGGTGTGACCGACAACTTTGGCTTCCGGCCAGAGGTTCAGGCAGCCTGCCACAAGGAACTTGAGCATGCGCTTTTGCTTCTCGGTGAAGTTATCCTGTGGCTTGCAGTCGCTGTCCAGCCCGCCCACAAGGCAAATGCCCACGCTCTCGTGGTTATGGCCTTTCACGTGTGCGCCCCAGTCATCAATAGGGCGACCTTGCTTTACCGTGCCATCCCGCTCAATCACCCAGTGGTAACCGATGTCGATAAAGGCACGTTCCATCATGTGCCAGCGTTTGATGGTGTCGAAGTCCACCAGCTGTTCGGGCTTACTGGCGGAGCAGTGCACGACGATGGTATTGGTTTCCTTACGCTTACCCATTGTCTTCTCTCTGTTGTTTGTGCTGTTCAGGATTTGAGGGTGTAGGCCACTGCGCCTATCACGGTGGTGAGAATCAGCCAGCCGAACCGTTCTACAGAGGCCAGCACCACGCCACGGGCACTGGCCTGTGATTCCAGCCTGCGGATGCGTTTTTCGGAGTCTTCCAGCTTGCGGTTGAGGCTGTCGAGGGTGGTGGTCTGGTGCACCATGCGCTCTTCGATAGTGGCAAGACGGGTGACGGCATCGGAGAGTTTGTCGAGTTTGGAATCAATCTGGTCAAGCCGCTGTTGCAGAACTTCCATCGTCAATGTCTCCTGTATTGTCGATATTTCCGCCATCCCTGGCGGTCACATCTGCTTTCTCCTTCTCTTCCTTCACCTGCTCAAAGGTGAGCCTGTTGCTTTCGAGATAGGCTTCCTGACCGGTGTACTCTTCCCAGCGACGTACGATCACATCCACGTATTTGGGGTCGAGTTCAGTAAGCCGTGCCTGACGCCCGCTCTTCTCACAGGCAATCAGTGTGCTACCGGAGCCACCGAACAGATCCAGTACGATGTCTTTGGTTTTGGAGGAGTTGCGAATGGCACGCTCCACCAGCTCCACGGGTTTCATAGTGGGGTGAAGATCGTTTTTGGCAGGCTTGTTGAAGAACCACACATCGCCCTGATCACGGGCACCGCACCAGAAATGGTCGTTGCCGTCTTTCCAGCCGTAGAGAATGGGTTCGTACTGTCTTTGGTAATCGGCGCGGCCAAGGGTAAAAGTGTTCTTGGCCCAGATCAGGAAGGTGGACCACTTGCCGCCCGCTTCCCGAAACGCCTTCTGCAAGGTGTCCAGTTCAGACGACGACATACACACATACACCGCCCCCTTAGCCACCAGCAGCATATTGGTCATGGCCGCCAGCAGGAAGGTGTAGAACTCAGCGCCAAGATTGTCGTTCTTGATGCGGCGGTCTTTTTTCCCTTTGCCGTCCTTCTCTGGGTTGGCGTAATCCACGTTATAGGGCGGGTCGGTAAACACCATATCGGCCAGTTGGCCATCCATCAGTGTTTCTACATCCGCCTGTTCCGTAGCGCTGCCGCAGAGCAGGCGATGGTTGCCCAGAATCCAGAGGTCTCCGGGCTGGCTGACCGGTTGCTCCTGCACCTCGGGAATGTCATCGTCCTCGGTCTGGCCTTCGCCGGTGGGTTCGTCTTCCAGAAGCTCTTCCAGTTCTTCCAGGCTAAAGCCGGTGATATCCAAGTCGAAATCCAGATCACCCAACGCCTGCAGCTCGGAGCGCAACAGTTCTTCATCCCATCCGGCATTTTCCGCCAGCTTGTTATCTGCCAGCACCAGTGCCCGCCGCTGCACTTCATCCAGATGGGCCAGCACAATCACCGGAACGGTGAGCATGCCCAGCTGGTTGGCCGCCAGTAAGCGACCGTGGCCCGCTACGATGATTTTGTCGTCCCCCACCAGAATGGGGTTCACGAAACCAAAGTTCTCAATGGAGCGGGCAATCTGGGATATTTGCTCCGGCGAGTGGGTGCGGGCGTTTTTGGCATAAGGCACCAGCTCTTCCACGGGCCAGTGCTCCAGTTGTTCAACCAGAATCCGTTCTGTTTCAGCCATTAGTATCTCGGAGATTTGTTAAGGGAGGCGCTTTGGTGGATTGGGCTGCGAGGGGTTGTGAGTGCAGCGGTGCCAAAGCTTACTTTCAATCTATGCAAAAAACGGCGTTTGTGTACCACCGAATTTTTTCTGGCTACAGCCGCGAGGTCTCGTTTGGTATCGTTTGGTATCGGGAGGGTGATATAGGTATAAACAGGGATAAATTCGGACCTGTCTTTTTGTATCAAATCGTGGCGCAGTGAAGCTGTATTCGGAGCAAAGCCTTGTGCCAGTGTCGCTTAACCGTGGTGTGGGGTATGCCGGTTTTGGCGCTGATTTTTCGCCATGATAAGCCGGAAGCCCGCAACCATATCAAGCGACGTTGTTCTACGGTTAACCGTTGCAGCCAATTGATACAGTCCATCAGCTGTTCTACTTCCAAAGGTGTGGGTGCGGTTCGCAGGCGAATCTTTTCTGCCCGCCGTTGCTGCTCCCGTTCGTCGTAAATCATCTCCACCCACGGGGATTTGTAGCCGATGCCCGATCCGGCTGGCAGGCGCTGTGAGGTTTTCCAGGCATTGTGGTAAAGCTGGTCCAGTTCTTCGAGGGTGAGATTCACAGGTGACGCTCCTTGTTCTGTGATGGTTTTCTGAGAGGACAGGCCACCAGCCTGTCCTCTCTCTTAGAGAGATAAAATGCGAAAACTGGAAACTGTTATTCAGGCTTCTGTTCACAGGCTAAATGCAGTTTTCGGAAGCTGTTTTCACCGTCCAGTTTTCGTGTTTCTTCTGGTGTTATTTTTCTTGCGTTTCTGGCTTTGGGTTGTGGGTAAATTCAGTTTTTGGCCGCTGTCAGTTTCTACGAAAACTGTGAAAACTGAACCAGTTTTCGGGCAGTTATAAACCATGTTATCCACACACAGATAACCGAACTTGCTTCGCCCTGGAGCAGGCAGTCCATAGCGTTGGTGGTCGCGAAAGAAATGCACACGCCCCTGTTTGGCCATTCTTTGTACCTGTTGATAAATGGCCGTCTTGCCTCCTAGTTCGCCTTTGTTATCAAAGGCTGTGGCAAATTGGTTAACTGTGTATATCTTTCCTTCAGAGGCTTGCTGGCAAATTGTCTTCACAAGAAAATCGTCGCTCTTCTCTGTGCTGGTGGAATTGTCAGAAACACTTGTTGGTTGTTTTATGTTCAGCTCTTTCCAGCCCTGTTTCTGTTTGATTAACTGCTTCGGAGCCAACTCGGCACCGTTGCGGAGTTCAAAGTACACATGGCGCTCAGGTTGTTTCTCGTGTGGGCGAAATAACAGCATCCCTGCCGTGTAATAACTGCGCAGGGCATTGGCTCCGGAGAAGGCCTGAAACGGCTCGTCCTCCACCAGCTGTTTGCTGAGTTTGCGGGTGTGATGCACAAGGATCATTCCGGCATCGGGGGCCACTGTTCGGCGTAGCTTTTCCAGTCTGTCTCGCAGGAAGAACATCATGGCGTCGTTGTCGTTTTCTCCGGCGTTGCTTGGGCCACCGTCGAACACATTGCGGATTGGGTCCACCACAATTACATCCACGCCTTTGGGGAAGCTGGCTTTAATGGCTGCGGCCACCAGCCGCATACCATCATCATTAAGAATCTGCATAAGGCGAGCTGTTAGCACCAGATTCTGGCGCACATGCTTAAGTTGCTCGGGAGTTAAGACCAGCTGCTGCACACGTTCTCTCAAGTAGTGGTATTGCACCTCCGCCTGCAGGTAGAACACACGCAGAGGACGTGGAGGCTGCAAGCCGATAAACGAAGTGCCAGAAGCCATGGCTGCCAGCATATTTAACAGAAAGTCGCTCTTGCCCACCTTGGGAGCACCGGCCAGCAGAAGAATGCCACCCGGTGTGAGAACCCTTGGGGCGAGCAAGTCCTCCGGCATTGGGCGCTGGTCGTCCAGCAGTTCGGCAAAGCTGTAAGTGGGGATGACGGGTGGTTTGTCGGGAGGTGCGGGAATTGTGGCTGTCGAGAGAAGAGCTTCACAATCCATGCCCTCAGCCAGAGCATCAGCAGCATCCCACTTCTCTGGTTTGTTGTCTGGAATGGTTATTGTGCGAACCTTTTTTGCCCCTGCGTAACGAATCACTGATGCGATGCGCTGGGCGTAATCCTGCCCTGGCTTGTCGTTGTCTGGCCAGATGATGATGTCTTTATCGGCTAACGGTGACCAGTCGGTTTTCTCTACGGGAGCATTGGCCCCGCCGATAGCTGTGGTGGCGCAAATGCCCTTATTGATCAAAGCCTGAGCACACTTCTCTCCCTCCACCAGCACCACGGAATCACATCTGGCTATGCCTGCAAGGTTGTAAAGCGGGCGAGGGTTGGGAGCTTTCCAGCGCTGGGTTTTGGCATCCCGCACTCGGAACTCTTTGCGGTGTGCTTTTACCGAGTTGCTGCGATGGAAGTGATCGTAACGGGTAACAGTGGCAAGCAAAGTGCCGTCGGTATCGTGGTAGTGCCAGTGGGTCGTTTTCTTTCTGGAGAGTTTTGGGAGATCGGGTACGGTGCCCAGCCATTGCTGGACATTCTCCAGTGAGGCAGGAAAGTCACATCCTTTCACCTGCTGGATAAGATGAAAAATATCCCCACCTTCTCCGGTAGCGAAATCAATCCATAACCCAGCCCGTTCTCCCGAGAGTGTCACCTTCAGGCTTTTGCCCGGCTTGCCGCTGATGTCCCCAACCAGAAACTCATTGCCCGCTAACCGACCGGTGGGCAGGAGTGTCTGGAGGAACTCGGGAAAGGATGGCAGAAGGCGGTGTAAAAGCTCCTGGGGTTTCGGAGTCCCTGTGGGCATCCCTGATGTCCTGTTGAGTGTTAATTCTTGCGAGGTGGCAGAGAGGTGCCCTGACGCAGGCGGGTCTCTTCATAGCGCAAAATATCCTGCTCCCGATAAAGGATGCGCCCGGTGATTTTCAGGTACTCTGGCCCGAGACCCTGTGTGCGCCAGGTTTTCAGTGTGACGGCCGACATCTTCCAGCGGTCGGAAAGTTCGTCGGTGGTGTAGAGCTTTTGTTCTTTCGATTGGCTGTCCATGCCTGTTCCTCGTTTTTTGTTGTGTACTCTTTGAGCGTGGAACAGGTTGGGCAGATGAATGGGCAGTTGAGGGCAGGTGAACGGGCAGATGAGGTTGTGAGGCTTCATTTTATGCGCGGTCAGGGTTTACGGATGCGGTATTCTCCGTGCTTCCGTGTTTCAAAGTAGGTTTTGAGAAACGTGGAATTCAGCAGAACACTCAGCCTTGGTTTTTGGCTGGTGCTTCCCGCCATCAGCATCATTTCAGAGCCTTTGCGCCATGGATTGCTGGAATGATAGGCGTCCACATAGAGTTCAATGATTTGAGAGGTCATGCCGCCGTTGACCGGTTCACGCCTGTTGCCCCAGTGGAACGTACGTGTTTCGTCATCCCAGTCCACATCCCTGTATGTGTGGCGAGAGAGGTGTTCCAGTACAGTGCACAGCCTTTGACGGGACAAGCCTGTGTCTTCCATCAGAAGCTGGTCGGTGATGCTGAACAGTTTTTGAGAAACCGGCGACTGGTGTTTATGGGTGTAACCCGTGAGTACCAAGCCGTTTGGGAGTGTCTGTCGGCCATAGTAGCGTTTTATCGCTGTGAAAATTTCAGAATTGGGTATCTGGCCGCGGCTTTGAAAAATACTGTAAGACCGGTGATTGAACGGGATATGCCCAAGCAGCCAGATCTGGTTATCCCGCAAGGTAGTGAGAGCACCTTTGAGTTGGAAGCTGTCGCGGACTCTGGTCAGCCATTGCTTTGGGGTAAAGTGGTATTGACGAAAATAACTCGCGTCCTCCTCTTCCAGTATTCCATCGTGTGTCTGAGTGTACCACCTGCCATTCCGCTTACCGCTCCAGTGTGGATGGTGGGGAAGGTTTGTTCGAAAGCCGACAGGTGTATAGCAGCCGCTGCCAAGAAGCGCATGGGTGTTGGTTTGCCCAAAGCTCTCCACCAGCTCGCTGTAGTAGTGGAGATGAGTGTTGCGATGAAATACCTGTTGGTGGCATGCGTCAAGGTTCATGCCGGTTGCTCCCCGGTGCTCACAAAAATTTCAGACAGTAAGCTTTCAAAGCTCACGTCTTCAGGCTGACTGTCATGGAGCCAGCGGGGGAGCAGTTCATTCAGAATGCGTATAAAGCGTTCATGGGTAGGGTGAAGGCTGATAGTTCCGTCGGCCATGACATCAAAGACGACACTCCCGGGATGGCCCGAGGTATAGATAACCTCAAAGGTCATTTCCCTGATCCGGTAGTGGAGGGGCACAGCCTCGGAACCGGTGAGGTTGAGCATTTCAGCATAGGCATCATGTTCCTGACTGATCCCTTCAAAGGATGCGTTTCCTGTTGTATGGGTATTGGCAAGAATGAACTTTTTGATAAACACGCTTTGGATATCATCGGTTGCATCCCAGTCGAAGGTGGGGCGGGTGCGCAGGAGGTGTAAGGGCAAAGGCTCTCGCGGGATAAGCCTGGGGTGGTTGTCGGCTGGAATACCCAGAATAGTTTCAGCAAAGGCACTGGATAGCAGCTTTTGCTCGCTCTTTTCCTTGGCTAACACCTCATACTGTTGCTGTTCGGGCGTGTAAAGAATGACGCTCTCTCGCACGGGATAAATCGTAGACCCAACTAATTCCAGCCCTTGGTTTTGCAACTCTGTCAGCAGTGTTCCTTCCCCCTCGCGGTAAATCACAAAGTGGTGGCGTGTGACAGGCTCTCCGTTTGTGAACTCTTTACGGGTAAATGCTCGAACCTGTATGTCTTCCTTTTGCGTCTGGAGCAAGCGAGCCAGTTCTTCCTGAAATGGTTTGCAGTCAGGAGACTGAGGAAGAGGGATGACTCTGTGTGTCTGGAAGAGAGTGCCCTGACCGCTGTCGCAGAGATTAAGGCTGTAGCGGATATCTTCAGCTTCTACAAAGTGCTCATTATGGAAGATAAAGCACCAGAGCAGCTGGTTGACGGGCTGTTTATCGAACGCATGAAACTCCGGTGTGAGCACCATAGATTTACGCAGCGTATCTATTCCTCCTTTGTAGTTCATCAGCTTAATCCGTTTGGCGACAGTGGTGAGGTATTGGTAGTGAGCAACAGGGGCTGTTTCACAAAACTTAACCAGCTGATCCGCGACTTCCGAGGCGGGTTGCTCCCAGTCCACGTCTGGCAAATCCATTTTATGTCGCAAGTGAAGCTCTTTGATGAGCTGAGAGTCGGTATTGCTAAGGAGAAACAGCAGATTAAGAAATTCTCGAGTATCCATAGGAAAAATCACTCAATAGATTGCAAAGCCTCTTTTCGAGGAACGAATTGGATAAAAAGTGCAGGAAAGGTATCAAAGGGTAAATAGGTATCGATTGGGGTAAATAGGTATCGATTGGGGTAAATGCGGCTCTTGTGAAAAGGCGCAGCTGTTTCAAGAGTTAATAAGGAGGGATAAGAAAGACGGAATACTGGTCGAGGTAGATGGTTTCCCTGACTTCGACTTGCTATAGGCGCAGTGTTTAGCCTGAATGTCCGGCACCAAAAACGTCATCCATAAAAAGGAAAAAGGGCTATGACCAGAAGTGTGAGCGAGCTAAATTTCGATCATTTGCCTCGCCCCAAAAGTGTACGGCTGCGGGTGTTTGCCCATACTCTGGCCGTTGTCGTGAATTTCACCTATCGCGGCCACCGCATACGGGAAGTGTTTGTTCGCCGTGACCTGCCTGTGGGAGGAAGCTCCTCTGAACTGTTCGCCTTTGAGAACCGGCTACTGCGGGATATGAAAGAAGCGGCCGCTCTTCTGAAGAGTATTCGTGATGAAATTGCCCACGGGATTTTTGATTTGTCGCTGCACTTTCCTGAATCCAAAAGTCTCGAAATACTGGGTATGGCCACCACTAAACCGAGAGACACGACGGTTGCTGGTTATCTGAACCGTTATCTGGAAAGGGCGAAAACCACCACGCGGGCGGTGACGGCTGGTAAATATGAAAAGATGGTCAACAGCCACCTGCTGCCCGTATTCGGCCATTTGCAGGCCAATGAGCTGACAGCGGGAATGATTCGGGACTGGGCGCATACCAGAAGCCTGAAAACCCGGCGTAAAACCCTCAGCAATATTCTCTCCCCTTTGCGCATGGCCATGGACGACGCTGTGCTGGATGAGGTGATTACCACCAACCCGGTACGCAAAATCAAACTGGATAATATTGTGGCGGCCTCTTCCCGGGGTACTGGTTTCAAGGTGGACCCCTTCACCCAAAGCGGGCGGGACAAACTGCTGGCGGTGATGGAAAGCCCCATCCGCAATATGTTTCAGTTCGCGTTTTACACCGGCCTGCGCACCAGTGAGCTGCTTGGCCTGACATGGGACAAGGTGGATTTTCATAACCGGCAGGTGCTGGTGGATCAGGCCATGGTGGAAGGAAACCTCGGGCCGGTGAAAACAGCAGGCAAGGGCGCAGAAGAACGCAAGGTGCTGCTGCTCGATCCGGCCTTTGAAGCGCTGCAAGCTCAACGGGCACACACCCAGCTACTGGGTGAAACTTCCAATGGCGACAATTTTGTGTTCCGCAACCCTCGCACCGGCCAGCACTGGCAGGATGATACGGAACTGCGCAGGCAAGCCTGGCAACCAGCCTTTAAACGCTCCGGCGTGCGCTATCGCAACCCGTACCAGACTCGCCATACCTACGCCCATATCTTAATTCGGCAGAATGAAAACCTCTGGTGGATTGCCAACCAGATGGGCCATGTGGGTATTGAAATGCTCAACCGCCACTACGGCGGCTGGCTGGAGGACTATGATAAGCAGTACCTGCCCAAGCGATTGTTTAAGGCCGATTCGGCAGAGCCAGCAAAGTCAGTGTCTCAATCCTCCACCAGCGAAACAGCCTGAAACAAGAGAATCAGACGACAAATGCCATAGAACGTCATTTGCCAAAATGACGTTCTATGGCACCCGTGTTACTTATCTACACACTTTGGTTGTCATATGCCTGCCGAATTCCCCTCTGCCCCGTTATTGCTCATGGTTTGCGACTTGCGCTGCAAAGTTGGCACGATGATTGATAAACCCTTAGCGAGACGACAGCCATCTGGATTGGCTGGCACAGGTTCAGGAACAACCGGGTTGACTGTCTCGTTACGGACGCCCGGTTGGGCACATAACAAAACTGAGGGGACTAAAAATGAAGAAGAACCAGGGTGGTTTTACTCTGATTGAATTGATGATCGTTGTTGCGATTATTGGTATTTTGGCTGCTGTGGCTATTCCGCAGTATCAGAATTATACGCGTAATGCACAGGCGATGGCTGCTTTAAGTGAAGTAAAAGCATATCAAACAGCTATTGCGGTATGTGCAACAACAAACCCGATTCAGAATTGTACACTCACAACTACTGGCTCAATAACTTCAGTTCCTGCAGCTGCAGGAAAAGTAACTGAGGGTACGTATTCTGCTGATGCATACGCAGAATTGGTAGTTACTCCTCGTGGCCCTTTTGGTACTCAGACTCTGACTTTCCGATCTGATGCAGTTGGTACAAACTGGCAGGTTGTGTGTGCAAATGGTGGTAATGCCACAGCTAATAACTTATGCGCAACAGATGCAGTTACTGACTACCCTGGCGTGGTTGCTTCATTCTGATTATAAACAGGCTAGAAGGGGGCAGGTTCATTTAACCCTTTGCCTCTAAGCTCAAGCCTACTGGAAAGCCGACAGCGATGTCGGCTTTTCACATATTTGGCTCCGACCCCATTTAACAAGCTGCTGGTGGTCGTCCTCTCTTGCCCGTGTTGATCTTCCGTCCAAGTGCCGTCTCGATCTCTTCCCGAAACCTGTCGTTACCCAGAGTCATTGACACATTGTGGAGCTGGCGGGGGGATTTTGTAGTTTAACCGGCCGTGCCGCCGGTTATGCTTGTTTGAGATGGTTGACGATGATGGTGAGGGTATCTTCGATTTTATCGAAGCGTTCCCGGTTTTCCTGTTTCATCTCATGGACTTCCTGGCTCAGATCATCGACTCTGGTGCTCAGGGTATCGACTTTGTTATCCAGCGCATCGACTCTGTTGCTCAGAATATCGACCTTGTTGTCCAGAGCTTCAACTTTGCTGTCCAAGGCGTCGACTCTGTTGCCCAGGATATCGACTTTGTTGTCCAGAGCTTCGACTTTGCTGTCTAAGGTATCGACTCTGGTGCTCAGGGTACGAACTTCACCACCTAACTTGTCGACTTTGCTGTCCAGAGTGCCAACCCTGTTCTTCAGGGTATGAACTTCACCACCCAACTTGTCGACTTTGCTGTCCAGAGTGCCAACACTGTTCTTCAGGGTATGAACTTCATCGCCCAACCTGTCGACTTTGTTATCCAGAGTATCAAATTTCCTGTCCAGCACTTTTATATCAGCGCGGGTCCCGCCGACGATTCTGACCACATCGGTCAGCGTGTTAAGGCTGTGATCGGATTCACTGCTGGTGACTGTGGCTGCAGCGCTCATTCTTATACCCCCTGAAACTGTGAGGAGGACAGAATAGCAGAAAAATTATTGGCTATTCGTTATTTGCACAGGCAAAACGAGATGCACACCAGCATAAACCGGCAATACATCGTGACCTCTGGAAGCTTGTTAACAACCATCATTACAGTGGTGGCTGTGAACTGGTATTTTCATTGAGATGTTATCCGCCACCAGCACTAATGGCTCGATAAGTATAAATAGGTAGTTTTCGGTATAAATAGGTATCTGTCGCTCCACAGTATCTTCTCCAACACTTAATAAAGCAGTTAAGGCTTATGTCCTCTGATGCGAGTCAGGGAGACTGCCACAACTTGCTATACCGGCTGAAATTAGCGTGTATGTGCCGGTGCTTTTTAAGAGTGTTGAACAAAAAGAATGGAGAAGAAAAATGCTGAAATGGGTGAAGGCCACACGTTACTTTGAACTCTCGGGTGATACCCGGAGCGCATTCGATCATAAAAGAAAGCGGGGCATCTGGCGGGAGGAAAGGGAGTTTCGAAAAGCGGCCGATGGAGTGTACTGGGTGAACCTGGAGGCCGTGGAGCTTTGGGCTGCGAAAAGTCTGGCGAGCAAGGGGTAATGAAATGGATTTCGATCATATCCCAAAGCCCAAAGGAATCCGGTTTCTGACATATCCCCGTTCTGTTACGGTTGTCGTTTATTTCACCTATCGTGGAATCGGGCTGCAGGAAACGTTTGTTCGCCATAGCTTGCCGCTGACAGATGATACAGCCGGGCGGCTGGAGCTGGAGAGAACTCTCCGGCTGGATGTCCGGGAGGCCACCCGTTTACTGAAGACCATTGAGAGTGAAATCAAACGGCAGATATTCGATCTGGCCAGCCACTTCCCCAAATCCAAAAAGCTGAAGCTGTTTAATCCTCAGGCCAATAAGCCTCGGGATATCACAGTGGAAGGTTATCTGCGCCGTTATCTGGAGCGGGTGAAAACCTCGAACAAAGCCGTCACCTTTGAAAAGAACCGGCTGATTTGTGAAAACCAGTGGATACCGGCCTTCGGCAAGCTGGAGGTCACGGAGCTGACTGCGGGCATGGTGAGAGATTGGGTGCATAAGAAAAGCCTGAAAGCCAGCCGCAAAACCGTCAGCAATATCATTATCTCCCTGCGCATCGCGCTGGACGACGCTGTGATGGATGAGGTGATCACTACCAATCCCGTGCGCAAGCTGCGCATTGATAATATTGTGGCGAACAGTGCCAAGCAGAGCGGTTTCAAGCCCAACCCTTTCTCCTCGAAGGAGCGAAAATCCCTGCTGGCCGCTATGGAGGGGCAGGTGCAGAACCTGTTCCGGTTTGCTTTCTACAGCGGTTTGCGCACAAGTGAGCTGCTGGGGCTGACATGGGAGAAAGTAAATTTTGAAGAGCGTTACGTGCTGGTGGATCAGGCCGTTGTCGATGGTGAGCTGGGACCACTGAAAACCGCAGGCAAAGGTGTCGAGAGCCGACGGGTTTTGCTTGTAGATGAGGCTCTGTGGGCGCTGAAGGCCCAGCGGGCGTTTACACAAATGGCTGGCGGCTTTGTGTTCCACAACCCCAACACCGGCCAACCCTGGGCCTCAGACAACGCCTTGCGCCGTCAGGGCTGGAAACCAGCCTTCAAACGCTGCAAGGTGCCTTACCGCAACCCGTATCAGACTCGCCATACCTACGCTCACATGATGATTCGTGATAATGAGAATTTGTGGTGGATCGCCAACCAGATGGGGCACAAGGGGATTGAGATGCTGAACCGTCACTATGGCGGCTGGCTGAAGGAGTCTGGCACAGATTACCGGCCGAAGATCTTTAGTGAGGCGGCCAGTGAGGTGGAGGGTTAGCTCTGCAGGCTGATTGTTCTCCCGCCGTCGTTTGTCCCACCAGCTGTACTTTTCCCTTTCTTCAAAAATAAAAAGTAGAGATGTTGACCGATGCTTTTGGGGCTTCTACTTTCTTACTCTCTCATCGTCTATCGGGATGTAGTGATTATTGCTGGTGCAGAAATTATTCGAGAAATATTCGAGTTTTCTTCGAGTGGTCAGGTGATTACATAATAATCAGGGTGAATCATCGCACTTGGCTAAGTGTTTGATAGTAGGGGATATAGTTCGCCTGAACCGGCATGGGATTGTGTAGATTCATCCAAAGGAGTGGTGGAGGCGGGGGGATTTGAACCCCCGTCCGCCGGCACTCTGCCCTTGGCTCTACATGCTTAGAACTGCCTTTGATTTAACTTTGAACGATCCGGCAGGCGGGATTAACAAAGCGATCCTGGTAAGTTTTAGCTGTTCCGCGTCAGGCCCGCAGAAGGCAGCGATCCTGTTTAAAGTTGCGATCAGTACCAACCAACAGAAAAGTCAGAGTGATCGGGAGAGGCTGGTTTTAAGCAGCCAGAGCTCCTTGGAAGTTGTCGTCATTGGCAACTAA